TCTGGAACTGTCACATCATCATATAATTTATAAACTCCTAATTTTTGCATTTTATATCCATAATTATAATTTATTTTTTCTTTCCTATATTATATTTTGGTGTTAAAGTCCATTCATTTTTTTCACCATAAGAAATAATTTTCAATTGATTTAGTGGTAATATAGGATCTTTTGTTTTTTCGGAATCAACTAATATTAATAATTCCCATTCAGATAACAAATTGGCAATAGTATTTCTTCTTGCCATATCGGTATCACCAAAATTATATGGTTTACCATCTAAAGCAAATAATTCCTTAAAATGCACAATATAATATTTTTGCTGTTTATGTAGAATATGACAAGATTGATATAAAGTTTTATCTTTTCTACTTGCCACTCCGATTCTAGTTAACGTTTCTTTAACTTTTAGAAAGTCATCTTTCTCTTTTAATGTGACCTCAATCATATTCTCAATATCATAGGCCATTTATTCTCCTTTCAATCCACCTTTATCAAGTTTTTCTCTAATAATTTTCAATTGATCACTAGAGTGTAAAGGCAAAACCTCTTTTGCTCTATGAATATTATAACCATAATACTCTTTTAGCATATTAATGTCATCATTCTGTTCAGCTTTGTGCCATTTAGAATATCTTTTCTTTTGCCTAACTGTATTTATCAAAAAATCAAATTGAAGTTTTGAATCAATATGAGAATTTAAATTCATCTCATTTGCAATCATAACAGTATCTAAAAAATAAGAAAATCCTCTATTTACAATAAAGGCAACATATTGTTTTTCAATTTCATGATCAACATCATCTACCATTAAATTATTTTTTTCATGAGAAATATCTTTGATAAAATCAAAAGGTGTCAATTTATTTTTCATAATATCATTATTTTAAATCTAAATAGGTTGCACCATTTCCGGTTTGGGAAATTTATCCTGCACACATTCTCTGCCGAAACGTTGTGATTCACTTATCATCCAAGAAGAGCCTCCCATTCTAACCATATCTTCATGAGGATAAACACTTCTAAACTTATCCAAAACACAAGAACAAAATGATACTCCATTTTCAACATCGTCAGGTCCATTTATGACACCAGGAATTTGTGATAGTGTACCAATACACCTAACAAAATACATTCCAACTTCATAAGTAGGATATTCATAGAGTTTCTGGTCTGTTGTTTCTTGTGAGTATGTTATACTAGACATCAAAAAACATGTCAAAATAGCAATTGTTTTTTTCATTTATGCCTTAAATTGACATTCTACCATAACTTCAACAAGACAAGCGACCAGGTTTAATTCTTGATCAGGTGTGAATGCTGATTTATACTGATAGTCAGCCAAAAATAATACTAATTGTGGAATAGATGCTGCTTCAATGTAATCTGAAGCGGCATCATATATCTTACGGTAAATTTTTTGCGGATCATTGTCCACATTATTAGACACCCATTTACGAACATCATTAAACTTTTTTTCTTTCATGGCACTCATCAGTTCTTTTAAGTTAACTTCAGAAACCTGCGAAAGAATACCAGAATCTATTTTACCATAAGATGAATATTTCTGCAGTTCATTAATGACTCGGCGATAATCTGGAAAATGTTTGAATAAAACTTCTGCAATAACTTTTTTATCATATTCCATACCTTCTTGATCAAGGATATGATAAAGGCGTTTTCCAAATTGCGAACCGACTTGAACCTTATCTTCTTTATTTATCCTAAACTCTACAACCTGACAACGTGAATGAAGGGGTTGAATGATTCTATTTACGTAATTACATGTCATAATAAATGAGCAATGTTTTTCAAATTCTTCTATAAAAGAACGTAGTGCTGGTTGTGTTGATTGCGGATTTAAATAATCCGCTTCATCTAAAATCACAACCTTACGACCACCGTCAAAACTAACAGTAGATGCATATCCACGAATTTTTGTTCGAAGAACATCAATACCAGATTCTTCTGATCCATTGATCATCAACCAATCACATCCTATCTCATTACATAATGCTTTGGCCACAGTTGTTTTACCCATACCCGGACCACCTGCAAGAATCATATTTGGAACACGACCATTCTGAACTATTTTATTAAATATTTCTTTTATGGAAGTAGGTAAAACACAATCATCTATTTTTTGTGGTCTATATTTTTCGACCCACAAAAAAGATTCATTAATCATAATCAATTCTCAAAGGTTGATGTTGGTTCAAGTGCAATATAATATGTTAAAGTATTATCAGAACTATCAAAACGAGATAGACCTCTAGAAGAAAGAAACACATTGTATTCTTTAGACATGAGTTTACTGAAATTTTCGACCTTAAAAACAAATTTAAAATTAAAAGTTGTTTCTCCGACTTCATGAGAAAATTCATCAGACATTTGATTCTTAGAATCAAGAATGGCAATTTCCATTGTTTTACCATTACCTGCCACAGCAATTTCAGGATATTGAAGAACCGCTGCGGCCTTGACGGCTTCATTGTAAACATCTTCAGTCAAAACAAAGGTCACTTCTTCGGTAGGAAGTTTAACTTCCTTTCCTTCAGGAGGACGGACTACTAAAGATGCATCACAATAAGAATATTTGCATGATTTTCTTTTATTTGAATCCTTGAGAATCAATTGCTTTTCACCAAAATCTATTTCTGGTTTTTCAAATAAAGAAATTGTTCCTAATAAACGATTAAGATCATAAATACCAAAACTTGTAGGAATTTCTTCATTAATATTTGCTTCGGCCAAAATAGCTTTTGACGGTGCTACAGTTTTTAACTTTTGTCCTTCCTGAAAGTAAAGACCACTATTGATGTGAGAGAAATTTTTCAAGACCGATATAGTTTGTTCACTCAAATTCATTATAATTCTCCAATAAATGTTAAAAATATAATTATATCTTAATTATTTTTATTTTTCAATGCTTTTCTTCTCTGGGCTCTGTTCATTGTTTTTTTTTGAATTTCCTCAATTTCCTTCACCGCATTAGCATTTTCATCTCTAATTCTACGGTCTTCTCTCAATTGATTAGACTCTTTCATATTTTTCAGTGCTTTAGGATTTGCAGGATCAATTTTACCAAGATCTGCCATTGTTCCATCAAAAACATAAGTTCCAACGTGACCCAATTTCATCCACGGACACAAATAAATTTTATGACCAATCCTGCGAGATAACTGACAGAACATATAGTCTTCTGATAAATATCTATCTGAATTTCCAGATTCACCACCTGGCATATAACTATCATTATCAATCACAGTATCAAAGTATGCATGAATATATCTGTCACCTTTGAAATTTTCAGATCTATTATGGTCAGGTTTATAGTGAAAACGAGGATAAGATTCTTTAAATGAATCAAAAACACTTCTCTGAACCATCATAAATCCTGTTCCTATTTCAAGAACTTCAACTGGTTCAGTAATATTCATTTCTCTAGTTCCTGCAACAGGATTAAATACAAAATCTCCGACATACTTTGCTAATTCATCAGGATTTTCATCTGAAACACCTGCATCAACTGCTTGTCTAATTTTTTCCCAAGCAATACATTTTTTACCATAAGGACCTCCAATGATAGGCTTATCATCATCACACAATACAGCAAGAGATAATACGTCTTTAGGATCAAAATGAATATCACTATCGATAAACATTAGATGTGTATACTCTTCTTGTCTAAGAAATTCATCTGCAAGATAATTTCTAGCACGTGTAATTAAACTTTCATTGAAAATGAAAAAGAATCTACAATCAACTCCATAATTTGAACACATGGTTGCTAAATCTATACAGGCTTTAGCAAACATTCCAGAACATTGACCTCCATACATTGGTGTTGCAACAAAAATTTTCTTTTTCCTAAGTTCTTCAACTTTTACTTCTATACGCATTATATCTCCAAAAAATACATAAAAAAATAGAGGATAGGCTCACAGACACTATCCTCTATTTATGCGGTCAATTAAATTGTTTCTGAAACCGTTTCTTCAGAATTGGTATCTGCAGTAGACTCACCTCCTTCGGCAGTACCATCAGGGTTATAATTTACATCAGCATCGACTTTACTATAAAGATCCAAAAATGCTGTTTTAGTTTCAT